GGCAGGTCGTGGATTTGATGCTGGTGTTACCCCATTTACGTCTATTTTATATGAAAGATATAAAGGCCTTCTGCCAGTAGAAACTCTGTCACCGTAATTAACCGATAACAGTATGCGGTTATTCACAGGGTCGTAATTACCACCCGTAAAATGAATTTCATTTTCGTTTTCCCCACCCGTTAAAACAGGAAGGTTTAACATGCCTCTTTCGTAAGGGCGCACAGAGTATGGCGTTATTTCACCATTCTTAACGCGTAATAAGTCGTCTACGCTATAAAGCCAGTATTCACAAAACCAGTCTGCGCCGTGATAAGCTTGAGGGCCATTGCTGACAGATACATTATCAGATGCATAATCCACTCCCTTGTAATAGGCACTAGAACGCCTAAACTTATCATTACCGATAACCATGTAAGTTCTGGTTTCTGGCACAATCAAAGCGCAAGCAACTTCACCATCAACCCAAATGTCGTTAGTAAAGTCTGAGTTATCATCATTCCATGATTCAGCAGTTTGAGTTTCTTCGTTGAATAAAGGGTTCGTTAAGTCGTACCATAGATTGTTTTCTACTGGCAAAGTCGTGCCAGCACCAGCGGGGGCAGGGTAATTTAAAAACGCTGCACTAGGTCCAACTGACAATCGGCTTATAATTGCCTGGTCTCGAGTTCCGTTTGCTATGTAACTATAACCAAAGATGTCCGCGTATTCAGGGGGCACGGCAGAAACAGAGCCGACACCATAATCAGGCAATGCTCCGTTTGAATCTGTCATTGAATACCACCCACTGATGTCACAATTTTGCAAATCATCAGCGTCTTCAAAAATAGCCACGTTAGCCGCTGGAGGCAAGTTACGGTAACTATCCGTATATTGCACCATTAATCGGTTTGAATCGTCATTATAGTGAAGGCCGTATATTTCAAAACGGCTAGGCTCTGCAAGACCGTCATCCCATCTAACATTCTGTGGTCTTACAAAGCTTTGAACTACATTATCAGCTCTATTCCATTGCGTGTAATCGGTGTCTTTGGAAAGCTCAGGCATCCCAAGCTCAATAATACAATCGCCTTGTACGTTATGTCCTGTTGCGTAAAAAGTGTTTTTAACGTGGTTATAGGCAATATTACCGATAGAGTAATTCATGCTAGTGGTATTAGATTCACCTTGTATGGTGAAATTGCCCTGCGGCGCTAAGAATCCGCCCTCGTACTCTAGCGTGTTTATACTTATTAGAGGAAAGTCGTTAACACTGCTGACAGCGGTTACATTTACTGTCTCCGTTACGGTTGATTCACCATCGGTGACTTCAACAGAAAGGGAATAGGATGTGTTAGAGTCAGTCGTTAACTCTACAAAATCCTGTCCATTTGTGCCTAGCGTACCGTTATCAACAGACCACGTATAAGCTAACGATGAACCATTGCCGCCAGAAGCCTTGGTATAAAACTTATATGTAGAGCCTGAAACTACTCTGCTACGTCCTTTTATTTCAACTACGATTGGCGTTGTTGCTGATTCAGTCACATTAAAAGTAACAGTGTCGCTTACCGTATCAGTTCCATCATTTACCGATAGCTGCAAAACAACATCGCCATCAGCGTTAGCAAAAGTAAAATCGGGGGATTCAACACTAACATCAGAGAAAACACCAGCCGCACCAGAAACTTGTGACCATGTGTAAGTCAAAGGGTCGCTGTCTGCATCTGAAACAGTAGGTGACATTGTTACAGTAGAGCCACCAGAAGCTGCACCACCTGCGCCAGCATCTACGCTAGGAGGCGTATTGCTTGACTCTTCTACTACGTTAACAGTGACAGTTACTGTATCAGATGCATTACCATCCGTGTCGGTGTGATCATAAGTGAGTGTGTAAACACCTACGGTATTTTCATCTACATTACCGACTCTAGGAACAGTTTCATCAGGGTCAACATTATCTTTAGCGGTTGCCACTGGGTAAGTGAATGTATCACCTACAGTGATTGTGTACGATGTTTGAGGAGGGGTTAGCTCTATAACTGGCTTTTCGCTTTGATACTCTATCAGCGAAGCGTCAAAGTCGACAAAATTAACAGGTGTACCATTTTTGCTTTGACCACCGATGTCTACCAACTCCCCAACACCTTTGGAATCACTAGGACTATAAACCCTATCATCTGACAGGTAGTTGAAAGTGAAACTATAAGTTTTACTGTCTCGGACTGGATAAAATCTGTTGAAAGTTCTATCAAAGGCGATTGACGTATTATCTGTCGCAAGCGGAGCGCCATCTAGCGATAAAGTTGTTACCCCGCCCGTTCTTTCAAGCTCTATAACCTTCAGTCCAGCATTTACAATCGAGTCAAGAGTCAATCCCGAATCGAAGTCTATTGCTATATCAGACGCTTTTACATTCAGCGCCCAGGTATTGTTACCTGACGATAACTCTAAAACAATGCTGTTTCTGAATTGGTTAACTGTTGAATTGATAATGGTGAAATTCAACGTTCCCGATACAGTTAGGTTTAGCTCAACTTCATATTTAAAGTAAAAATCTGAATCAGAAGTTGTTGAAGGATAAGATGGTAAGGTGAAGTATTCACCGACGTTTCCCGTTTGTAAATAATACGGCATTGCTATCACCTTTGAAGAAACGCTACAAACCTTAGCGGTTCATAGCGCGAATGTAGTCGTCCAGTTCACGGTGTGCGGTTTTCTTGTCCGGTAAGTTTTCAAGAATGAACTCACCAGTTTGTAAGTCTTGAACACAAACTCGCTTCGCACCACGTACGGAAATTTTGTAACGGTCGTCGGGTTCGTCGATATCTTCGTTTTCTTCAAACTCGTAGAACTCCAACACTTTGACGCGTACATCAGTACCGCGAACAAACGTTACGAATAGTTTGGCCACAAAAGATTGGTCGTCAGCGACAACGCGGATTTCGTCACCTTCGCTCAACTTTGATGCGACATTTACAAATAGTTCAGGGCTAGTGATTGTATCGACTGTGATACTCGCAGCAATGATGCAAGAAAACACGCTGAATCTGTGTTCAGCTAATCCGAAATCGCCTGGTAGAATTGGTTGCATGGTATATCTCCAAAAAGGGGCAGCATCCCGCTACCCAATGGTAAAAGGACCACCCGAAGGTGGCCCCGACCGCCAAACTTAATTAGTCAGTGTCAGTGGTTGAAACCGCTGTACCGTCTGACAAGTCCACACTACCGTTATTGTTAACAGCAACAACAGTGTATTGGTGATGAACAGTACCACCAGCGGTGTCAATCTGCTCAACGGTGTCACCGACTTTCATACCCAAGTCAGCACCATCCGTGATGTAACCGTCAGCACGAACGTCGGTCGCAGCGTCAGCACTATCGTACATCCACTTAGAGCCACCATCCTTACCAACCATCTGCGACACTAGGGCCGGTGGGTTATTAGTTGAATAAGCCATTTGCCTAATCTCCTATATTACTGCGACAACGCTAGTTCAGCGTGTGGCATTTTAATTACACCGCTGTTCTGCAACAGCTTGGTGCCCATGTACGCTGTACAACGTGCCCATGACTTGTCGTTCTTTTCATCGTAACCAACAAGCGTTTGAATACGTTCCATGTCGCACGCATGACCAATAGCGTTCTGCGAGTACATATAGCACACCGCTGAGTCAGTACCGGTGCCAGGTAAACCAGCGTCAACAATCCAGTTGATACCGTACCATGAGAATGCGCGGTCTTTACCCACACCTTCAAACGGTTTCATGTTTACGTAGTCAGCTGATGCGAACTCTTTAAAGCCCATCAATTCACCGTGGAATGCTGGTGTGATTACACCGAACACTGGCGCATCGTGTGTTGCGAACGCATTACCAAGCTTAGTTTTAGCTTTCTTGATAAGTGCTAGTGTTGCAACCGCAGCCGAACCCCAAGTGTTTGTTGCAGCACTTAGCGCGGTGTAAATGTCATTGTCAATCTTACGGTTGATAACAGACATACACGTTTGCTGCATGATCTTACGACCATTACCTTGTGATGCAAAAATGTTGAAGTTGGTACGTTCCGGTACATCGTGCCATTCTTTCAATGTCACGGTGAACTGGTTCAAGTTATCAGGGCGTGTAGGGATGTCACCATTCTTACCACGTGTTACCGCAGTAGCACCACCTGAATCCGCTACCAGGAATACAGCTTCATTACCGTTCACTTCGGTTTCAGTCACACAAGTGTGACGTACGAGCGATTGACGCTTTTCAAAACCAGCAATGAATTCCTGGCGATACATAGTTTGAAACGCTGAATCAGCCATTTTCAATATCTCCAAAAAATTAACTAAAAGTATGTTGAGTATCACACATAGAGTTAGCCTACATTGCGATTTTGTGAGTTGGCCACAGTGGTGGGGTCACGCTGTCACGCATAGGGGTCATTGTGTCAATGTGTAACAGTATTGAACAAGTTATAAACTATTGTCAAATTTAATATAAAAAAGCCCCGACAAGCGGGGCAAAGTACAACAGGGAGCACACATTCTATTTCATACGGTCGCGTGCCGTAACTAAATCCTGATAACGCTTTTGCGACTGGGCATCTTTGTACCATTCATTGGTGCCC